TGGTTGTCATTATGTTCACGAGAATATAATATTGAATTTAAGAAGACAAGATCCTAGGGGTATTAATGGATTATTCTATGGTGATTTTCCAAGTGATAAAATAGCTGACACATTAGAAGATAATTTAGTAACTAAAACGGTAAACGATGCTTGTTAATAACTATAAAATAAATTTAAATGATGCTGCCATTAGTGGTGCAACACTTTATATTCCGTTAAATATGACTTTCGATTATGTTGATAAAGAAGAAATTATTAACAATAATTTCGTTTCTAAAGAAATGGAAAAAGCAATTAATCCGATTATTGATTATGAAAAAGTTAGATATTCATTGATAAATAATCTTGGTATAAATTTAAATAATATTGTATATGATTTAAATTTTTTAAATAGTAATGGTAACATGCTTAATAATACCTTTTTATCTGACATTGGGTTTGTAAATGATGATGTTAAGTTTAGAAAGAGTAATTTTAAAGAATCTTTTTTGAGGTTAAATTTTTTTGATAGTGATTCCCCAACAAATCAAAAATTGTTGTTTTTTATAACTATATTTTGTAAATTAAACAAAAATAACATATACCAATTTGGTAATATAAATTATGGTTTACCATTAGATGTTTCTATATTTCCATTAAAATTTATTTTAAATAATCCAGAGACTAACCCAGAAGGTTTTGCTGAGGGTTTTTACTTATATCATTTTAAAGATAATGTAAACGATATTTTTATGCAAGCACAATTTAATAATGCTAAAACTGGGAAAATAACTAATTTCGTTACTACTAATCAACCTCAAACTATAGATAATTTAAAAAATTTTTTGTATACCAAATATAAACTAATTAGAAATCAAACGGGGTTTTTCTATGAGGTAGATAATAATTATTCTACCAATGTTTTATACACTTCGGATGTTGATGAAGATGGTAATGGTATTGGTGGGACCATAGATGGTGGTGTTAAAATTAAATTATTTGAATTAAATGTTATCTAACTATGGAAATTATTAAAAGAAAAGTTTCTTTAGAGGAAGCTACTTCTAGAGAAAATGAAATTAATTTTGGTACTTTAAAAGTACCTTATTTTTATTTTAAAGTACCATTGAAACAGAATATAGATGATATGGGTGTTTTCACTGACTATTCATTCACACCAACTAATTTAATAACACAAAATTTAAGTCAAGAGGAAAAACAACTAAGGTTATCTGGTACGGTTAATGATAATTGGTTTTATAATTCAGGTAAATTGAGTGGTTTTACGGATAGTAAATTAGAATATTTAAGAACATACTCCCCAATTAATCCTTATATTGTTAATTTTGATGTTGAAACAAACACTTATACTAATTTTAGTGGTACGACTATTAATGGTGTTTCCAGGGTAACAAATATATCTGGTGATTCGATAACATATGTTTATGATACCAATAATGATTCACTTATAGGTACTAATAATCAAAATAGTGGGTTATTGTATCAAGAAAGTTTAACTAATTTAATAGATGGTAGTACTAAATTAAAATTTAATTCTGAGGGTTGGAATGATACTAATACCAGTTTATCTGCTATAATAAAAGAAGATTATTTAATGGGTATAATAAGTCCACCAGAAATAGATAATTCTATATTTATAGATAGAGGTAATATTAGTGTCTTTGAGAATCATTTTAAATTATCTGAAATAGAAAGTTTAGATCATTTGGTTAGATATGGGAATGGATTTTATAATATAATGAATAATGCTTAAAAATAAAATAATATAATGGGGAATTACGGAATAATTAGACCTGCGGATGTTTCATTAGATGATATTGAAGTCTTTTTACATTTCACACCATCTAGGAATGAGATAGGTGATACAACTTTAACTAAGTTAAATACTAATGAGGTATTAATTAAAATGAACAATCCCAATAATCCAAATAATATTGAGATTTTTGGTGGTATGTATACATTAAAACTTCCAACTAATTTATTTGGTGTTAAGGGGTTTTATTCTATTATGATTAAACCGATTGAAATAAGAACTAAGATAGTTGATACTGGTGTTTTATCGTCTTTAACTAATATTAAGGGTTTGGTTTTTGATTCATCTACAATTGATCCTAAGTTTTTATCTAAATTTCAAAACAATGGGTTAATTGGTTATAGAATTGAATATCTTAATAAAACAAATGTGGGTGATGTTAAAATAAATAATTTTTTTAGAATTATTACTTCAAATAATAAAGCTGAGCCACTAAATCAAAATTTAACAAATACTAGTCAAAAAGCTATTAGATATAGGTTCAATGATAATTCAACGTTAGTTTTTGTTACAGTTACTCCGAGTTCTAGTTCAAGTGTAAAACCAAATGTATTACCTTATATTGGGGAGGCTGATCAAAATGTAATTATTACTAACACTTTTTTCAATCCTATAATGTTAGAAATAGAGATGGTTGAGCATGATATAGATACTTTAGCAATTGGTTTATTTGGTAATCAAACTAAATCTTTAGAAGATGGTATTTATACACAATATAATAAAAATGGTGAAATTTACAAACAATATAATTTATTTGAAATTATGGATGAATTTACTGGTAAACCATTATTTGAGGTTAAACAAGAGAGAGATACGATTGATTTTACAAAAAATTTAAATGAGGTAGTTAATATATAATGAATAAAATTAAAGTTGCTGGTTATTCTAAGAAAATTCAATACGTTGATGGTATTGAATATAGACCTTTTTCGAGTGGTTTGGTGGGGAATCAATTTCAAAATAATAATGATTCCCCATTATTTACTTCTGGTAACTTTAATATTACAACGAATTTAGAACCTAAAGAAGATAAATTTTTTTCAACTAATTCTTTTGGTAATTTAACTTCTTTAGATGATTTAAAACTAACTAAAACAATTGCTTCTAATATTTTAAAAGAATTAGAAGAAGTAAAAATTAATTTTAATAAGAAAGAGTTAAAAAATTACGCTTATTTTGGTTCTTTAAAAGAGTTTGTTAGGGTTAGTTTGGAAAACATAATTATTAATTGGCCAGCATCACTATTCATTAGTCCGATAGACCCAAACAATCCACGTTTTAATGGTATTACTTTTCATAATTATGTGGTTAATGAATTGAAAGGTGAATCAACATTCTCGATAAATGTTAACGTTATTAATAATAATTTTAACTTAGATATTAGTTATTTAAATGGGAGTTCATTAAATAATAAAAACCCTTTAAATGATCTTAGAAATTTAAATAAAAACTTTTCTAATTATGTTTTATCAGTTGATGGTATTGAATATCAGATAATAGATTTTATAGGTGAAGTTAATGGGTATGTTAATCTTAAAGTAAGTGGTCAACCTTTTTCTGGTTTAACTAATACAACCGTTTATCATATTAAACCAAATAGTGTAAATGTTGATAATTTTTTTAAAAAATTAAGTGTTTTTGAAAGCTATTTATTAAACAATAAAACAACACCTAAATTTAAATCTGAATTTGACTATTTCGTTGAAACTGAAGAGGGGAATCTTATCAAATCTACAATTGAAATAATTTGGCCTATAAGTGACGGGTACAATATTGATTTTAATTCAGATTATTATATTGATTTTGTAAATAAATTAATTACAATTTCTGAAAATTCTGATGATACTAAATCTAATATTATAAGTAGATTGTTAGTATCAAATTCAATTTTAGAATTTGATACGCTAGATTTAAAAATAAATAAAGTATTAAATATTTACGGTAGGCAATTAGATTCAATCAAAAGTTTTATTGATGGTATTTCAAATGTTTATACTGTTACTTATGATGGTAATGATAATGTTGTTGATAGAGAATTAAAAAGTTTAGCCCATTTATTAGGTTGGAATAATTTACCATTTATTGATAATAGTGAAAATAATATAGAATTTTATAAAAAATTAATAATTAATACACCTTGGATTTGGAAATCTAAAGGTAATAGAAAATCAATTGAATTTATCTTAAAATTATTTGGTTTTCCTAATGGTTTAGTTGAGTTTAATGAATTTATATATGTCGCTAAAAATAAATTAGATATTAATTTATTTAATAGGTTGTTGGAAAACTTAAATTTAGTTTTAGATGAGTCTATAAATGTCGATGACGATGGTTTCCCAAGAATAAACCCTAACAATCCAGATCTTTATTTTCAGAAAGGTGGGTTGTGGATTAGAGAAACTGGTGGGGTCAACTCAAAATTAGATATATTAACTGGTAATAACCCTCATTTAGGGCC